CCGGGAGAGAGTGCCGGTGGTGGGCGATCATGTGTCGGTCAATTGGGAAAACGAAGACGAGGAGCGCGACGTGACAACGTCTTACGAGATAAGCGGGGAAGTAAGCCGGGTGGAGTGGATATACGCCCGCAGAGACATCGACCATCGGTGCGTCGTGACAGTGGGATGACAGAACAAGACTATCAGGAAGAAGGGTTTTTGGTCGATGATGCCTGCCTTCTGCACCTCGACGACTGTGTTGAGGGATACACCGACCCCGGCATTCTAGTTTACAACCACAATAAGATTATCGACCGCTTGGTTTATGACGGAATGGGCCTCGATGAGGCTTATGAATGGGTCGAGATGCACGTTCTGCCGATGGCGAGTGTGGGGAGTGGCTTTGTCATGCTCTACGCCCCCAGGGAATTATGAATTACCAGATCACGCTGAATGGAAAGGACGTTGCGCTGGCAACGGAGGTGGGCATGCGCAGAAACCAGAGCAACATCTACTGGGGATCTGAAAGCAAAAAGGCGAGCAACCGGTCGGACGAGGACATCCACATTGCCGGATTTGCCGGTGAGGTAGCCTTTGCACGGATTACGGAGCACGTTGCGCCTTATTCTTGCCCTATAGACCTCGAAGACACGCACAACATTGAGGACACCCGGATTGGCGACGTCACAGTGGATGTTAAAACCTTTTCATGGGACAAGACTAACCTGCTGGTGCCCGCTCACAAGCGCGACAAGGCCTGCCAGATTTACGTATTGATGACCGGCAAGCTGCCCACCTTTACGATGCGGGGGTGGATCTCGAGCGATGAGTTGTTTGCGGAAGCCCCGAGGCAGTTCCCGGCAAAGATAATGAACCATGTCATCCCGCAAGAACGGCTCCGGGATCCGAAGGAACTGTTAGAATCAACACCTGCGCAAGTGCGCCTGCTAATCGAGTAATGCTCACTTGGCAAAAACATCCGGTCTTAGAGCCACCGACTGCTGCGCAGTTGGCAAAGATGGATCCTGCCAAGGTGCTAGAGTTGCATGAGCAGTTCCATGCGGCGATTCGTAACGCTAACGACGACCCGCTCAACTGTGGGTTTTCTATGCCGCATTGGGACACCGCAGATAGTCTTGTGACCGGGGACAATGCGACCAACGAACTCATCGTCCTTGGCGGAAACCGTAGCGGTAAGACGGTCTACGGTGCGCGTAGTATTATTAAAGCGGCGATAGAAAACCCTGGAAGTTTGATCTTTGCGTTTTCGCAGAATGCGGAGGTTTCAATTCGGCAGGTGCAGAAGACTGTCTACGAATGGTTGCCCCCCGAGTATCGCAAAACAAGCCGGTCCAAATCGCACTATATCAGCTACAAGCGTGCGACCGGGTTTGCGGGTTCCAGTCTTATTTTCCCGAATGATTCGCAGATTGTGTTTAAGCATTACTCGCAGTTTGCGCAGGACCAATCGATTCTTGAGGGCGCCGAGCTCGGCAGCTTTGAAGAGAACTTTGTCAACTGGGGGGTGTGGCTAGATGAGTATCTCTTAGGCCCGGAACTTGTGGACACGTTGCGCTTTCGATTGGCAACGCGGAACGCTCGCATGCTTTTGACGTTTACCCCTTTGACGGGATACACAAATTTTATCCGTGAGTATCTGCACCAAGCGCAAACCGTGGAGGAAAAACCTGCGGAGCTTCTCGACAACGAGTTGGTGCCTTTTGTGCAACGAAGCAAGAACAGAGACGCGCACGTCGTCTACTTTCACTCCATCGAAAATCCATTCGGAGGGTATGAGCGCATCCGCCAGGATTTAGCCAACAGCTCCCGGGACAACATCCTGACAAGGGCCTATGGCATCCCGGTTAGGTCATCTGCCACCGTCTTTCCGTTGTTTTCTCGAGAGGTCAACGTCGTCTCTCCTGAGCAGATTCCCAAGGACAACGTAACCCGTTATTTTCTCTGCGACCCTGGTGGCGCAAAGAATTGGTTTTGCGTGTGGGTTGCCGTCACGGCAGACGGATCGTGGTTTGTCTACCGTGAGTATCCAGACGATGAGGCGTGGGTAGAATATCGAGAAGGGAAGTGGAGGACCGGACCCGGGGCGCGTGGTCGAGGGCTTGGTATCAGGGACTTTGTAAAACTGTTCTACACCCTTGAGGGCGGGCAGGTCACTGAGCATGAAGACGGCAGAATAACAACTGACACTTCAAGCAAAGGAGAAACCATCTACGAGCGCATCATTGACCCCCGCATGTCGCAAATCCAAACGCCCAGTGCTCGAGGCGGCGTTGAATCCATCCAAAGCAACTTGGACGACCTAGATTTTATCACCCATGCGTCGCTTATTGTCAAAGGGGCGCAGGGCACAGAAATCGAGCAGGGGATACAAGCACTTAACAACCTTATGGCATACGATCGTTCGTTGCCAATAGACGCTGCGAATCGCCCGCAGTTCTACGTTTCAACAGAGTGCGAGAACGTCATTCACTCGCTTGGCGAATACTCCCTCGAGGCAGGCTTACGTGACCCAAATAAGGACCCAATCGATTGCCTTCGCTACGGCGCCACCACCGGTCTGCATCACATCGACGAGCATTCCATGCTGCAAAACCAATACCAACAAACCGCTAGCCCGAGCTACGGAGCCCCAAGATGAGCGAAGAAGTAACAGAGCACGACATGCCGCAAAAAGAAGCGTGCAAACTAATGAACATTTCAGGCGGCACGATGAAGAAGCTAAGAGACCGGCATCTAGCGACCGATGACTGGTATTACGTCCGTGAAAGGGGACAGAAGCAAAAAATTATGATCCGCCCGACGGGGATTGCAAAGCTGCGTGTTCACTACGCAGCGGCAGAGGTGTTGCCATTGATGGTCCCGCGTTTTTGCCAAGCAAAGGTCATACGCTTCGCAACCAATCCCAAAATCGTGATGGCGCGCATCCAACTTCACACTGGCGAATGGATAAAAGGCCCCGTATTTGTGACAGAGAAACTTAAAAAAAATTTGCATCCGGGCAAACCGTTTCGGGTTCAAATTATCGAAGATGACGAAGGAAACAAAAGCTATCGGCACGAAGCACTTTGTCCTTGAGCACGGCGACAGGTTTCTCGCCTGGGACCTCTGCTACATGCACGTAAAGGGAGCAGTTCTTGGCACAACGGAGCCTAGCAGCTTTGAAGACATTGGCTTGCGAACCGGGCGCGACGAACGGTGGGCATATAAGCTCTTTAACAACGCCCGCAAAAAAATCGCCGCAAATTCTGACGTTCTCCCGGGGTAGGGACTGGACAGGGTAGAGTATTTACGTGAGCAACGACGCGCAAGTCTACGAAACAGGCGGTCCGGACGTGGCGGAGTTGAATCTGCACTACCGCGAGACCGTTTCCGAGCTAGAGCACTTTATTAATCAGTGCCGGGACAATTTTGACGACCGTCGCAATTCTTGGCACGGGAAGACTCAGGACCTTAGGCGGCATGGCGCAGACGCCTTACCATGGGAAGGTAGCTCAGATTCGGAGTCAATGGTCATTTCGGAGCGGATCAATGCTTACGTCTCTCTCTGCATGTTTGCGCTCGAGCGGGCTCACATCCGAGCCTACCCAGTAGAAGTGGGGGACGCCGCCCGATCTCGAGTGGTCAGTTCGTTTCTCAAGTGGATGCGGGACAGTTACATTCCGCGATTTGCAGAGGAGATGGAGCTAGCCGCCAACCATCTATTCGAAAAAGGCATCTCGGTGACCTACATTGGATATGAGCAGCGTGAGGTGAGCAGGTTGCAGGCGATGAACATCGACCAGATCGCGTCATTTAATCCAGATTTCGCGGAGCTTTTGATGGATCAGAACAACGATGATCTTGTCATCGAGTTCCTGCAAAGCACGTTTCCAAAGTTAAGCACAAGAAAGGCGAAAAAAGCACTGCGCGAGCTGCGCAAAACAGGAGAAGCAGAGCTGCCAATTTCTATCAAGGCAGTGGATCGTCCCATCGTGCAGACCTTGTCTGTCGATACAGACGTGTTTTTCCCGCCTAGTTGCGTGGACGTCCAGAAAAGTAACATCGTCCACCGTCGTGTCTTAATGACCCCCCAGGAAGTGATCTCTAAAGTCAACACCGACGGGTGGTCTCAAGAGTTTGCAGACGAGGTCATCAAAAAGGCCCGGGGTGAAAACACCCGGGAATACGATTCGAGTCACTACAACACCCCGGCAGAGTCGCCGGTTGAGCATGACAATGGACTGGTCGAGATCATCTACACCTACCAGCGTCTGATTTCAGAGGAGAATGCAGAAGGCATCTACTGCACGGTGTGGAGCGCAAGGCATCACCCGCAGAACTTGCACGCAAAATACGAGCTGCTCAACGGAGTTGATGACCTGCCATTTGTGGTGTGCCGCCTGCACAATGATACCAAGCGGCTCTACGACACCCAGAGCATGGTAGACCTCCTGCGTGGCGTACAGTGGCAGGTCAAGGCAGAGCGTGACGCACGGATCGATCGGGCCAGCATCGCTACCTTGCCGCCGTCGCGAGGGCCTGTAGGAAGACCCAAACCAGAATTTCGCCCGGGAGGGCACGTAACTGAGCGCCGCCCAGGGGAGTATAGCTTCATGGCGCCGCCCCCGGGAGACGCAGGCTCAATCGAGATCGAGGCGACTCTTCTGCAAGCCGCTGACCGAATGGTGGGATTGTCCGCTGATGACCCAGATTCTCAAACTAAGCGGGCCTACTATCTCAACAAGTTTCTCATGCACGTCCGCGACGTGATGCGCGAGGCCTACCGTAGCTATCTTCGCTACGGTCCCGACGAAATGCTTTTCCGAGT